CCAAATATTACAAAAAATTTTTTAAGTTTTGTAAAGTACGTTTGGCCTGAGTTTATAGAGGGGTCCCATCACAAAATTATTAATAAAAAATTTAATGACCTCGCAGAGGGGAAAATTAAACGACTAATCATTAACATGCCGCCAAGACACACAAAGTCGGAGTTTGCCTCATACTTACTCCCGGCATGGATGATTGGGAAGAATCCAAAATTAAAAATTATTCAAGCTACTCACACAGCAGATCTTGCTATTGACTTTGGTCGTAAGACTAAGAACTTAGTTGATGAGGAAAAGTACAAAGAACTTTTTCCAACTAGACTTCAAGAAGATAGTCAGGCAGCAGGAAAATGGAAAACCGATAAAGGCGGTGAATACTTTGCAGCTGGTGTTGGTGGAGCAATTACAGGTCGTGGTGCTGATCTGTTAATTATTGATGACCCGCACAAAGAGCAAGATGTTAGGGCAGATGGTAAAGCTTTTGAGAAAGCAATGAATTGGTATACAGCAGGTCCACGTCAGCGTCTTCAACCTGGTGGAGCTATCGTGATTGTAATGACCAGGTGGTCAACTAAAGATGTGACCGGACAATTATTAAAAGCTCAATCCGAAGAAGGGAGTGATCAATGGGAAGTTGTAGAATTACCTGCAATCCTGCCTGATGGAAAACCTGTGTGGCCAGAATTTTGGACCACTCAAGAATTACTTAAAACTAAAGCATCTATTCCAGTTAGTAACTGGTTGGCCCAATATATGCAGAACCCGACTTCTGAAGAAGGAGCAATTTTAAAAAGGGACTGGTGGCGTGATTGGGTGCATAAATATCCACCACCTTTAGATTACATAGTACAATCTTACGATACTGCATTTACTAAAAAAACTACATCCGACTTTTCAGCTATAACCACGTGGGGAGTATTCACGACTGAGGAATCAGGGCAGAATATAATACTACTTAATGCATTTAAAGACCGATATGACTTTCCAGAACTCCGGCGTGTAGCATTGGAAGAGTATCGAGATTGGAATCCTGACATGGTAATTGTGGAGGCAAAAGCTTCTGGGCTACCTCTAACTCACGAATTGAGACAGATGGATATCCCAGTAATTAACTTTACTCCGAGCAAAGGAAATGATAAACATACAAGATTAAACTCCGTAGCTCCGCTCTTTGAGAGTGGAAAAATATGGGCGCCTATGCACGAGCATTTTGCGCAGGAAGTTGTAGAAGAATGTGCAGCTTTCCCATTTGGAGAATATGATGACTATGTCGACAGTACGACACAGGCCATTATGAGAATTAGACAGGGTGGTTTGGTTCGACATCCTGAGGACTATCAAGACGAGCCTATTGTGAGAGGACATGTAAAGTATTATGGTTAAACAAATATTACCAAAAGCTGGAGAAGCAATATTAAAATTATTTAGTAAGTTAGGTGGGAACATGAACAATGTCCTTGGTTCCCGATCCAACATTACTTTTTTAGGAAAGGGTAAAAGTCCTGAAGGGTTCATTGACATGGACATCAATATCGATGCAATCGGTGCTTTAGGTAAAAATAAAATTTTAGAAGAGTTAGAAAGTTCTATCGGCTATCTGACGGCCGGCAAGCTTAACGATGTTCAAGCGAACAAGTTATTAAATAACATGCAAAAAGTCGATGACGTATTTAACCCGAAGCAAGTAGCAAACATAACGGACCTGGGAACAGGGACCAGGAACCTGGATCAAGAAGGTCTAGGTGCTTTAAGAGCACAAGGTGATTACATGACCGATGAAGGTGTAATGGCATCAGAAACTATTTTACCAATGCGTAATGTAGATATGCCACCTCCAGGTTCGCGTGGTGGAGCAGATGATATTGCAGCACCGGTTGAACAAGGTTTTGAAGGATTTGCAAGAACAATTAAAGAGCTTGCAAAATCTGATCCAGATTTAGCCGCACAATATAAAACAGTATTAACTAACAAAGGTGCTACTCCTTCTAAGCGTGCAACCGCTAGAGAATTTTTAGTAGAAGCTTTAAAAAAAGATGAATACGATGTTGGCACAACTTCATTTGGTAAAACAAATTTAAACAATGTTGTATCTGCAGAAGATGTAAAATATATTACTGAAGGCGGTGGTGGTATTGGTGGAGACCCATTATTATTAGTTGAAAAATATTTTGGTCCAAGAATTAGAGAGATGATACCGGAAGGTGCAAGTTCAGAAGAGATTGCAATCTTTACAAAAAGAGTTTTAGAAAACGTAGTCGACGCTGCAGGAAATAAACCTGGTGATCCAAAGTTTGATGCAATGACTGCAAGGATTCTTGAAATCAAAACACCTGGTGGACCAGAACAACCCTTTGCAGATGGCGGACGTGCAGAATTTTGGGGAGGTGGTTTAGGAAGAGCCGGCAAAATGGGTTATCAAGCTCTACGTAAGTACGGTATTGAAGCAGAAGACATAACAAATTTATTTAAAAGTTTAGCAACAGACAAATCTTTAGCCGGTACAGAAAAAACAGAATATTTTAAAATGTTGCATCAAGTTTTAAAAAACCCAGATGAGTTTCCAGAAGGTGTTAAAGAAATACTAACTAGATTAGGTAAGCCTATTGATTTTGCAGAAGGCGGACATGCTGGTTATTATGCAAACGGCGGATTAGCTAAGATCCTGGAGGTCTAATGGACCCCTATAAATACATAAAAAATAAAATACCTGGATTAGGGATTTATCCTGTTGTTGAAAACGGAGTCGAGTATTTTAGACTACAGTTTGGACAACCATCAAACATATCTCCAGATTACACAGGTAAAAAAACACAATTTTTTCGTAGAACCGAACAAGGTTTAAAAGATTTAGCAGCTGCATATGATAAACGAAAACCTTTTGTTGTTGCTCCTTTAAGTAGAGCCGACGCAGCTAAAGCAGGGTCACAAAAAATGACAGACTTTATAGAAGTTAAAAAAGGTTACTCACAAGATTTATTAGGATTTATTGATAAAAATTCAAAAGACCCAAAATATAAAGTCAGTAATGGTCCATCTAAATTATATAACGATGCCGTAAAGTTTTTTACAAAAGATAAAAAATACACTAGCGTTCCAGAAGGATTTTCTAAAACAGCAGACCAGACTTACGAATTTTTAAAAGGACGTAAGTTTCAACTACCAAGAAATTATGAAATAACCGAAGGATTTAAGATGACAGGTAATTTTCCAAGGCACCCTGAACAAATTAAATCTTTGATGGCCGTTAAACTTTTAGAAAACAATCCTAATTTTGTAAATATAAATGAGATGGCATCTAAATTTTATCTAACCGATGTTGATAGGAAAGAATTATTAAAAGAGAATAAAGCGTTAGTAAAAGCAACATCTAATTTTTTAGGTAGAAACAAAATTAGATCAGATTCGGCTGCAGGTAAATATTTACAAAACAAGGGTTTCGATTTTAATAAAAAATTATATGAAGCGTTTCAGTTTAGAACACTAGAGCAAGATATTATTGATAAATTAGAAACAGACATACCAAATGCGGAAAGAGCTAGATTAGATACTGCACTTAAAACTATTCAACGAAATAGAATGACTGTATTTAAAAAATTAAAAACAGAGTTTCCTAATCTTACAAAAGGAAGTGCCATGGTGTTAGAACATTCTACACCTCAAGCTTTAATAAACACAGGAAGTTTTTATCCTAAAAATTTTATGTTAAAAGCCCAATATGTTCCCCAAGCTTTTAATCAATTTAAAAATACTCAGTTCGATACGCCATTAATAAAATTAGTTTACCAATATAATAATGAAACAGATGTAGATATAAAAAAATCTTTGAGAGCTGAAATAGAAGATCTTAGAAAAGATTTTAATGATAGAACTAAGGTTAAAGGTAAAGGTTATTTAGATGATATGGATTTTAAATTTGGTCAAAAGGTTGGTCTTATAGACAAGACTCCAACATTAGACTTACTCACTGATGAGGGTTCTATAAAACAATACACTAAAAATGCTGAGCACTCTAATGCATATTTTTCTAGTCTAGATCAAAAAACTGTAGGAATCAGAGATAAAAGATATCCTCTCGATAAATTAACATTAGATATTCCTGAAAATAAAACCTTAAATTTATTTTTTGATACGATAAGAGCAGATGCAGCAAACAACGGTCCAATTTGTGGTTTAGTTAGAACTAAAAAAGCGAATGGTGGAACAATAAGTTGTGTTGATGCTGTTGAAGAAGCAATACAAACGGAACCAGAAAAATTAGCACAAAAAGCAAGTAGGTTAGAAAAATTTAAAGAACCTGCAACAGGGTTTTTAAACTTTGCAAAAAGGGGTGGTAAGTTTGGTGCGATGGCAGCAGCAGGTGCAGTAGCGGCAGGTGCTGTTAAAACATTTATGAATGATGATCCATCAACTTATTTATCAAACGAAGAACAACAAAAAAATATGTTGATCGACATGGTAACAGGATCGTTAGATGACACACCACAAGAAAATCCCGCAATATTAGACTGGCAACTTCCAGCAATCGGTGGCGCAGCTGTAGCAGGTACAGCAGCAGTCGCACCTTCTACAATTGAAGCAGCGAGAAAAGGAGCGTTGGGTGCAAATAAATCTGGAATTACAAAGACAGCATTAAAAACTTTAGGAAGAGGTTTAACTGCTTTAGGTACACCAGCTGGTTTACTTGCAACTGAGCCATTATTTTTAGCCGGTCAAGTACAACAAGGAGATTCATTAGGGGAGATTGCAACTAATCCATTTAATTATATGGGTGCAGCATTTGCTGATCCTGCCACTAGATTTGCTACAAAAGGATTGAGCACTCCAATGGCAAAAGCAATGAGACTTGGAATTAGTCCACGTACATTAAAAACAGTTTCACGTAGATTTGGTTTACCCGGTCTAGCATTATCACTAGGTATTAGCGGTTATGAAACATATGATGATTACAGAAACAAGAGAGGGTTTTTCAGTGAAAAATAAAACTCTTGTGGTAAATATGCAACACGTCAAATGGAAAGAAATTCCACCCCTTAAAGGACCTGACTCACAAGGGTTGAATATTAAAGAAAAACAAGCTACAAACATAAGGAACTCGGAGAATATAAATGGCAGATATAGACAAAGCCCTACCAAACGTAGAGACTGAAATTAAATTACCTGGTGAAGAAGAAGTAGCCGTTGCTCAACAAGAAACTGTTGAAGAGCAAGTTGGACCAGATGATGTTCAAGTAACTCAAGAAGAAGATGGTAGTGCAACAATTAATTTTGATCCAGAAGCAGTTAATGCAGGTGGTGGCGAATCTCATTTTGATAACTTAGCAGAATTATTACCAGAAGAAATTTTAGGTAAACTAGGTTCTGAACTAACAGCAAATTATAATCAATATAAGTCTTCAAGAAAAGATTGGGAAGATAGTTACACAAAAGGTTTAGATCTTTTAGGATTTAAATATGAAAATCCAACTCAACCCTTTCAAGGAG